TTCAAAATAGCTTGACGATCCTCATTTTTTAAGTTGTATTTGTTCAAAACTTGCGTGATATTCGAAATTGTTTCTCTCGACTTTTTTCTCAAATATTCTTCAACATTTTTCTCGATGGTACTGATGTTGGAATTTTTCGTGATTTTATTGTAAAATTGTTTCCGATCAGCGACTGGAACTTTCTTTTCGTCGAGAAGTTTGGTGAGTTCGAGTCTCTTCTTTTTGTCCAAAATACCATTTGCCATCTGACGGCTATCATTTAGACTGAGATTTCGAGACACGACGATTTGAATATCACTGTTATTAAGACCCAAATTCCTCATGTATTTTGTAATTTCTTCCTTTTTGGCACTCTTCTTAGATACGATGGCATTTTCAATCTGTCTCTGAACATTCTTGAGATTTTTGAGTGTTTTGACGGCAGTCACCTTATTCATAAAATCATTCTTCACATTGGCGTTGATGATTTTATTCGAGAGTGCATTTCTTCCCTTATTAATCACACGCTCTATAGCATCGTCAACTTTACGATTCATATCCTCGATCTTCTCGACGGTGTTCAATGGGGTTGTATTTGTGTTGAAATTAAAAACGACGTCAAAACTTTTAGCCTCGTCAATCTTATTAGAAAGTGTTCGTTTTTTACTATTGAGATCACCCTTCGCAGCTACCTCTTTATTGATGGCAGCTTTTATGTTAGTGAGGGAGATGTTAGAATTCTTGAAGCGTTGAATGAACTTCGCTTTATTAATATTGAGTGGTTGGAGATATTGTTCGAGTTCATCTAGATTTTTTGAACGCTTTTCGTCCTTGATTTTCTGAACTTCGGTATTAATCTCTTTACGAAGTTCCGTTAGATTGGTGTTATTGAGATTGATTTGGCGCACGAATGCATTCTTTTTGTTTTGGGACAAAATTGAAATTGTATTGATGTATTGTTTGAGTTCATTTCTTCGCTCGGCTAATTGTTTAGCTTGTTTTCGTTTTTCTTCATTTTTCTTGGCAGCGCCCAGATCATTTATTTTTTGCTGAAGTGGAAACAACTTGTTAACATTGTTGACATTGGTGATGTTCTTGGAAACGTTAATCTCCAAAGACTTGGCTCGGTTGGATAATTTAGTTTTACCAGCGTTGATGATGCGAACTTTCATGGCGTCAAGTTCATTGTCATTTTTTATTTTGAATATGTTGGACTGTAAGTTCGTGTTCAAATTCAGATCAGATGCGATCTTCGAAAGAGCTTGAACTTTCTCTGCGAAAGTACCCTTAACTTTCTCAGCTCCAGCCGTTCTAATTCTCTCTTCAAGACCTGCAACACCATTTAATGTACTGAGTCCCGATACATTTATGTTGACATCGAGTTGTTTAGCGAGAGCATTAAGTCTTTGTTTTTCAGTTTTTAATTTTTCGGCATTCCTGCGTTTTTTGAGATTTTCGGCTTGTTCAACGAGTTTACCAATGTTTCGATTTCCGTTATCAAACTTACCCATGATAGTATTCTTATCTTGTGCATTCAAACCAAGTGCGTTAAGGTTTCGAACGAGACGAGTCCTCACATTTTCAGTTTGGCCACGGGCTACATCTTCTTCCCGTTGTTTAGCTGCACGCTTGATAACATTTATACTTTCACCTCTATTAAAACGAGTGATAAAGGCATTCTTATTTGTTTGATTTATTTTTAAAGGGGTGAGATACGTGAGAAGATTTTGTTTTATAGTTTCATTTTTCTCTCTAATTCTCTGTTGAACCAATTTATTAGCACGATTTTTTAAAACGTTTAGATTTGTCTTATTGTCTATGAGATCTTGGAGACTTTTTTTGTCTGCATCAGAAAGTTTTACATTCGCAATCATGTCCATGAATTTTCTTTTCTGTTCGGAAATGTACTTTTCTTTGTTAATTAAACTAGGTCCTTGAATAACCACTGGGCCTTCATTCAAGTAGTATCCAGTTCCTTGGTTTCCCGTTTTAAATACATATCCCTTTTTAGCACCCGTGAATGTATCAGACTTGATGAATGTTTGCTTAGGTTTTGGTTTGAATATCGATTGTATAGGTTTTTTAACGGCGCTCACCCGGCCGTTAAGAAATTTTGGCCTTTGTCCTTTCATGAATAAACCACCCTTTGGGAAATTCACACGAGTCGTTGGTGTTTTCACGGTCGTGTTCCTTTGAACGTTGTTCCTTTGAACGTTGTTCCTTTGAACGTTGTTCCTTTGAACATTGTTCATTTGAACGTTGTTCTTACGGTTGGTGTTGTTCATCACTGCTGTGTTGTTCATTTGGACATTGTTCATTTGGACATTGTTCTTCACTGCTGTGTTGTTCATTTGGACATTGTTCTTCACTGCTGTGTTGTTCATTTGGACATTGTTCGTTTGAACATTGTTCATCACTGCTGTGTTGTTAAATACTTCTTTCCTGACTGGAGTGACACGCCTCGTTCCAATCTTCACGGGTTCGTGAATTTTCATGTACTTCAGACGCTTACCAATGGAGTCGATCATTTGACTTTTTGTCATCTGATCTAACTGCTTTAGTCCAACTTTACGTGCGACAATCTTGATCTCGTTCCGCTTAGACGATGAATCAAATAAGATATCATAATCATTGGGTTTGAGTGGCGATTTTTTGTCGACAAGGTAGGTCTTGTTGGAGCTCATGATCAAAGGTGGGAGAGGTAACTTCCCCGCCTTAATATCATCGTAGACCTGACATGTTTGTTCTTTTGTCAGTTTAATGGTGTGTCCTGTATTCATCTTGATGAGTTTTTTTAGGACATCTAGATCTGCGTCTGGATCACAAACCTCTATCATATATTGTAAACTGATAAAAAAAGTGTTATGTCAAATATCCGATACTATACAATCGTAGTTTTTCTTCATAATTCATATTGAAATCAAACACATCTGTGTCACCCACATTAATTTCTACGATTTCTATGGGTGTGTCGTACTGCACACGATTAGATAGTGCCGAGCGAACCAGTGTCTGTACAAATTCTTTAGGAGTTTGTATATCTTCTTGGTACATACGATTCATTTTAATTTTTATACATGTAATTTCGTGTGGTTTTTTATCAAAAAAAGGCGTCAATGGGTATTCTTCTTTCATCCCACCATCGACGTACGTCTCGCCTTTATATTTGCCACACGCAAATATGAAAGGTACAGCCATACTCATACACACTGCGTCTATTACCTTCATATCTGGGTGTGTATCTTTAGAAAAGTAAACAGTTTCAGACGTGTTCATGCAAAATGCTGAAATGTATATTTTCATTTCAATCTCTTCGAATGTGGGATCTCCTCCACAAATTTCAACCAACTTTTTACGAATAGGTCCCATATCAACAAAACCAAATTTGTTAAAAAATGACCCTAAACGTATTTTAACAAAGTTGGGGATATTTAATGATAAAGATGTTTCTAATATTTCATCCACGGACATCCCAACTGCTAAAAATAAAGCTAAAATTGCACCCGCTGAAGAACCTGAAATTTCTTTCACATCTGCGAGTGAAGATTCTCTCGCCTTCAGAGATCCAATGAGAGAGTATATTCCCATGGAAGCTGGACCGAGGACGAGATACTTCATCTTCTTACTTAATAGAATTGAGGAAATTGACGACGTAATACCGCAAAGATTACCGCAAATACGATCGCATGAGTCAACGCAGCGGGGAGGCTGGTCTGACCAGAGCGGAAGACACCACCCGAACCAGGGGGGAGAGTGAGAAGGAGACCGGGGCTGAGAGCCAAGAAGAGCGCGGTGGTCACTAGAAGATCGGTCTTGGTGAGCACGAGACCCATCGCACGAGCGATGAGACTGTACACGAGGAAGAAGACCAGCGCGTGGAAAAAAACAGCCATCTGGTTAGTCTTACCATTCGCAAACTTGACGTTCTTACCAGCGGTGGTCACGAGGACACCAGGGCTGAGCGCAAGAAATAAAGCAGCGGGGATGGCAACCTTCTGGGAGGTAATATCGGGGAGCATTTAATATACACGCATATAATTTTTTGTAAAATCTAGGAAGTGGTAAAATGTGGCACCTCGCATCATTTCTTCGTGAAGATTATTATCATCTACGATTCGCCTGAGATTTCGCCAAATGTAGAACAATTCATCGGCATATTCACCTTCACATCGCTCCTTATATGGATCGTGTTCGGTATAACAAAATTCAACAAAATCACAAAACTCTCCTGTATGTACCAACCCAGCATCATACAAGAGTGTCCTGATCGTATTCCACATGTACCTGAGTTCATCTGAGTATTCGACTTCCCAGTCTTCGATATTCAGAGGAGTGTTGTCGTTAAATTCATCGTCATCACTGACTTCATTCTCAAAGCCAGTAGACGCTTCGTAAATATATTGGCTCCAGACCATGATGTCTTACTTATCTTCCTTAGGGGGCTTATCCTTTATACCAGTTAGGGAGAGAGAGGTGGACTCTTTCGTCTTAAGTCCGTCTTTAATGGCATTGAGGGCGCCCTCGACCTTCGTCTCGTCACCACCGAAGAACGTCATGAGACCGTCCTTGATTGCATCCTTGTTCATCCCAGCCTTCCTGACGGTTTTACGGATACTAATCTTACCCTTCCTGAGGTTAATAGTGTCGATGCCCTGATCGACCATGTGCTTCTTTACCGTCTCCTTAAGGCGCTTCTCCTCCTGATTGAGGACCTTAATATCGGATTTCGCCTCTGCTAATTGTTTTGTGAGCTCTACCAGCTTAGATACATTCTCGGAGAGATCAGGTGCAACAGTTGTCATGTTTAATTATATACTTCTACCTTCAAATCTTTAAG